GTATTTGAACCAAAATTGACCGTTTTACTAATTTGAAACGAGACTCTAAGATTCTGAATAATGATTTTCTCACCTGTAAAGCCAGACAAATCCTGCTTTCTTATCTTAATCTCAACGCTAGCAATACGATCGAATTTCACGTACTTGCCTCCAACTCTGAAAGCTCGCCTGGCTCATAATATAAAAGCTCTGCTATCTCGCTCATATCGAATCTACCTAGCTTCTGGAAGCCTCCTACTATGTTTTGACAAAGAATGTCGCCTTGAGGCTTTTCTAACATTGAATATTGCTCAAGCAAATTCCAGTTGACGACTACTTTAACGCCTAAGACAATTGGGTTGTCGTCTATGTCTAAAACGTCCATGCTCCAAAACTGATTGATAGCATTCCATTTGAATCGCAATATGTAATTCGTTCCAGTCAATTCGATCTGTTCTCGCCATTGTGCTGGCTCTTTAAAAGGTATGATCTGCATTAAGCTACTCCCAAAATTAACTCTGTGCCTGCTGTTACTTTTGCAAGTGACGAGGTAGGGACAGATAGCAAGCTTTGAATCCCAACATCTATTCCGCTCGATGCTTGATCTTTCAAGCTACCTGGTGGGTCGTTCTGCAATAGAGGGTAATTTTCATTGCTAGCGACCGTTTCCCTAGGAATTTTATCTTGAACGCCTACAAAAGGAGTCCCAGCGTCTAGTTGCAGTCTAACTGACGTATCAAAATTGATCTTTTGTAATTCGATATTAAATCTAAGACTTTGACCTGTTTTAATATCTCGTGGAACGTCAAGCCCTACAATCGCCATATTCGGGTAAACCTTGATTCCAGTTACAACGGTTATGACCTCTCTATTTTGATGAATCCTGACTAAAGAGTTAAATGCCGTTATTGATCGGTTGAATTGACTCAAAATGTTAATCGGAGTGTCTGAAACGATTCCTTCAATCACTACTACATCAGGCTCATTTATAATGTGATCGCTTATGAGCGTTCCGTCCTCAATCGGGTAAGAAGTAACACGAGACGTATAGCGATGCTCTTCCACAAGAGTTGCGTCTAGCTCAACACCGCCTATGTCGGTCTGATTGTATTTTTTTCCATAGAGAATAGATAATACCATTATTCGACCTGTGGGTTATTGTTTTGTAGCTGTCTAATCATCTCTTGAGTTTGCTCCGTTACGGCTTCCTCAATCGACTCTTTAATAACCGCTTTTTGCTCTTCACTTGTTCCACGTGGAACCTCAATATTGATCGTATTATCAATCTTTAACAGCTTTTCGGCTACATCGGGTCGCTCTCTCAAATACTCTTGTAAATTTTGATCAAACTCGGCTTTGTCTTCTTCTAAAGAACGTTTCAGCTTATCTAATTCACTTGCACCGAAAAGCGATTTAACAGCGTCGAGCGTGACAAAGCCGAAAGACTTCAAAGAACCTGTAATACCACCCCCAAATTCTTCTCTTCCTTTCTTTATTATCTCTGTCAATCCAGTTAAACTTTGAGAAACGGCAGGCGTTATCGCTATGACTGCCTCTTTCTTGAAATTGTCAAAAGTGGACTCTAACGTGCTCAAATCTTTCTCAAATTGCTTTGAGACTTCTATTGAGCTTTCCATAGATTCGCCTAGCGTATACATTGAATCGGCTAGCTCTAATGCTTCTTGACTACCGTTTTTGAAAAACTCGTTAAATTTAGCTCCTACTTCCTCGCCAAATATTTCTTCAAAAGCTGTTATTCTTTGAGCTTCGTCGTCTATAGCTGAAATGACATCAACGATTTCAAAAAAGAGCTGTTCAGTCGTTTTGAGAGTTCCATTAGCATTTCGAGAGCTTATGCCTACTTTCAGAGCAAGCTTATTTAAGTCCCCTAGCCCTTGCCGAGCTAACCTTACTTGCTTGCCGAATGAGTCTAAAGCACCTTGGAATTGCTCTGGCTTAATGCGAAATTGTTTTGCGGCTTCTGTCAGCTTAATAAGTTGCTCGAACCCTATTCCTGTTTTCTTGGCAAGGATTTCGGTATCTTGAATAAGATTGCCGACTCCTCTTATAGATTGCAAAGTAGCGGCAACGAAACCGCCCACGATGCCTGTAGCTAGTGCAAGTTTTGACTTTAGACCGATAATGTTTCGATTGAATTGTTGAATCCCTTGTCGATCGACTTGGAATCCCAACTTAGTAACTAGCTCTCTAACGACTGTCATTTTGACCTCTTATTCCTATGATAGTTTGCAAGGTCGGAACGCATGTCGATTAGAGCAGTAGCCCTTAAAACATCATCTAAACTCCATGAGTTTTCCAACTCTTCCAAAGACGCAATTCCCTCAAAAATAAGTCGCCAGATGGGAAATTCATCTCTTATTTCTTTGTGGAGGTTTTTCTCGAATCTGGCTTCCGATCCTGCGTTTTTGGCTGAATATTCAATGCTTTTCCAGTAACGCCCCCCTTCCAAAAAGAACCGAAATTTACCTCGACTACTGCCCACATAACAGACATGAGGGTATTTAACTCTCCTGCAAACTCCATGTCAATTGTTGACTCTGTGAGGTCGATTCCGTCTTTTTTCACATTCTGCGTCAAATCAGAAACTAGCTCCATATATGTCTTCTCGTCTAGTTGAGCGAAAAGCATAGGCAAAGCTTTAACCAAGTCTTCTTTAACAAAAGCGGCTACTGGTTCTCCATCTTCCTGATAAATAATCTTGGTACTTTCTGTGTCTGATTCATCAACGAATAGTAATTGAGCTAAAGGAGCTCCAAAAATTCTTAGAAGTTTTGCCTTGAGTCTCAAAGCTCGTCTGGCTGGAAGCTGTGTTATGCTGTAAACCGAATCCCCGATTCGCTTTTCTTCGGTTCTAATCATTAATTATTCTCTCCGTTACTGCCTACAAATACGTCCATATCGGCTAGGTCAAGCACCCATTCACGATTGTTTAGCTCTTTACCAAACTCGGAAGATGGGTATTTTCTAATCCATCCAGTTGCTGAAAAGTAAACAGAATTTCCGCTTAAATCTCGAACTAAGATAGGAACAACCCCTGCATTGGATAATTCGTCTAAATTAGCAAAACTCGATAAAACGTCATTGCTAGGACTTGATTGTTTTAATGTTAAAGTGAGCGACCCGCCCCGATTATTTGATTTAACTCTTGTTGTTGCTCCGTCTGCCCCTGTAACTTTGCTAAATGCGTCCTCGTCTCGATCTACGAGCAAGAACGTTCCATCTGCAAAACCAGACATGGGAACGCCACCTACGGTAATGACCACTTGTTTAGGGTCGTATGTTCTGACAGCCATAATTTCTCCTTATGTAAATCCGCTTTACATGCACCGCTTACACGGTAACAGTTCCCGTTATATCTACTGCGTGAATTGCACCTGCAAGAGTGGCACTAAAGTTCACGTTTCTTAGTAATCTTGCCGATTTATCGGCACTCGACACGTTAGCCGCTTTAGGCACCGTTACTGTTGGAGCAGGATCGCTTGTCAGAAAGTCGTTGCTAATTCCTTGCTGTAAAGCTCGCTTTACTTCTGCTTCTACTGCTGTAATACCCTGATCGGTATACGGTACTTTGTTGCTATTAACGAGCAACGCATAGACGTATTCTTGGATTCTAGCTTGTAGCCAGTCTATCCCTCGAATTACATCAATGAACTCGCCTTGTGCCATTGTTCCTTCTCGTGTGATGCCTACTCCACCGATAAACTCAAAAGTGTTCGCTGATTTATTGCGAGCATTTGAGCTTTGATTGGTAGTAAGATCGCTATAAGCAATTGACGCTAACTGCTTAAACTTCCAAGTGACTGAACCCGGCTCGGTAGGCAGAACTCTTCCAAACCAAGCACATTCTGGGAAGTCATTTTCAGCATCTTGATGGTACATCACGAACGTTCTTACATACCCAGCGGTATTGAATATCGCTGCCACGCTTGTCGTATCGACTCCATAAGCTTGATCTATAATATTAGCGTCGTTTGACGCTGTTCCAAAAATCTTTATTCTCGCCTCTACCCAAGCGGCAATTGATTGAACAGTTGCACTTGTTCGAGTTGTTTCAGCAAGAGCGTACCAGTCATCGTCCACCGCAACAATAGCGTTTAAGTCGTCTGTTACTGCGTCGGAAGGTGCGTAAGGGTCGATAATCAAACCAAACGCTTTAGTCATGATTGAATCACTTACAAGTATTGTAAATGGTGTTCCTGCTACTTTAGCGTTTACCTCAAAAGAACCGTCTGAATTGTCTACGGCTTCAACGGCTGCCGCTGAATCATCATTAATCAAAGATACTAGCTCGGCAGCCACTTCTTCATTAGTTTGTTGGTCAACAAGACTGGTATAGCTGTAGGCTGTGCCATTGATCGTGACGACATAATCAGTCAAAGGCTTGACTTGAGTAATCGTTACACTAGCACTATCTGGGTTTACAATAGTCGTGCTTACTGAAAGCGTATAAGGCGTACCTGCAACATCTGCGGCAAGTGTATACGTTCCGTCTGCGTTGTCTGTAGCGGTTACGCCAAGAGCGGCTGAGTTTATAGCTGTAACCATAGCGTCTGCAATTGTCAGCACTGAAACCGCTTGCAAAGCGTCGGTAATCGTAGCTGTAGGCTGTGAAGCACCGCCAGTTACAACAAACGAGTCAACTACTGCGTCTTGGTTTGGATCGCCTGTCAAAATCAGCGTTCTATTATCTGGATCGTCTGGGTCTAGTTCGCAAGAAAGGATATTTGGTTGAGCTTCAATCGCTGTACAAATATCGTCCATAGTTGTGTCATGGTCAGTATTGAACGGAATAGCGGAAAGAGGAGTTCCGTTTAAAGTGATCGCAATACTGTTACTTGCTACAAAATCGGCATCAAGCTCGACTGTTGACCATTGAGCAGTCGGAGCCGATGGAATTGTGACTGCTGTCCCATTAATTGTAGTTGTATAGTTGAAAGGAGCCATTGCAGTTTCGACTTCGATTGTTGCCGAGTCTACCGTACGTCTTCCAATCTTAATGAATTGAGGCGTAACGCTTTGACTAAAAACGTCTTGAGCCGCAATATACTCTGGTGAAAATGACGAAAAATCTTCGGCGACATCGCTTAAACTTGCGTAAGTCTTGATTCTGTCATTAAAAGCTTTATGAACTCCTAAGATCATCAACGTTCCAAAGCCTGCTTCGGATACCGTGGCAGTCTCCCGTGTGATCTGAACATTTACAATTTCACTTAAAGGCATTTTACCCTCCTACGGTGCCGCTGTGATCGTCTGCGTATCGCTATAAACGACCGAATCGCCATTGCTAAATTCTTCGTCAATTTCGACTGTTTCAATCGAACCTGAAACCTCGGAATAGGTCTGTCCTATTCTAAATAACACGTCCATTTGTGCCCTGTTTTCAAAACGAGAAGAAACTAATTCTGTAACATCTTGAATTGGGAAATGCTGTACAAACGCTATTCCACTTTCTCTTAGTGTAGCTAAAACAGTCTCCTTTTGCAAAGAACTTCTTAAGTTCTCAAGTCTTGTAAAACAATCGCCCCCATAAGTGGCAATCTGTAATGTAAACTCTCGATCTCCTTGTTGCTCAATGTCTCCAGGTGCTGTTGTCGGCTGTGGTATAAAATCATCCCCGATCTGAACGACCGAGGATAAATATAACGTAACATATGCAGAATCAGGGCGAGGAGCATTTTGATACAAGAAAATAACAGGCGTATTTGCAGGCAAATTAGCGACTGCCCAATCATACAAACTTGTCTTAACTTGCTCAAAATCAATCGCCACTTAATTAAGCCTCGCTTTCTTCTTGTTTAGTCTCCTCGGCAGGTGCTTCTGGAGCTTCCTCTTTTGATTGCTCGCCTTCTGATTGCTCTGGCTGTTTTTGCTCATCGCAAGCTTGCTCACACTTCTT